GCCATGTAAATATTTAAGGCAATTAACCTAATACGGCCCCAGCTAATTTACCAATAGCATTAACAGTACCACGTATGGCAGGATCTCTCCTAAAGAATTGATATGCCATAGTAATAGTTACTGTAGCAACTTCCCCATCACCAGACATTGAATAACTAATATCACCACAGTCTGTTGGAAATACTCCATGAAGTTTATATGTACGCATTGGTTCAAATTTAGTATTTAATTGAACTAATGTTATTGTACTATTATTATGAAGTATACCATCACCAGTTGTGGTTTCATCATTATAAGTTTCAGTTATCCAATTTTCCATTGCAATGCGAGAGTTAGTCGTCGCATCGCAATAAAAATCAATTGTAAATGCATCGCTGGCATTATATGAAACTGTACCGGGAATTCTAAATGTAAACCCGTTATAAGGAACATCCTTTGTCGCAATAGTTTTACCAGGTAAAGTGGCAGTCGTAGCATATACTAAGTCATCTTCAGTAAAAACCGGGGTGCCTTTATTGGCGACGTCTAATACGCGGAATTGAAAGTCACGTGCAAAGTCTCTCGTTTGAGCTACCTTATAAAAATCTTGAATTGTTTGTTTAATATCAGCCATGATGTTATAATTATTTAGTGTTTACTTTAATTTATTGTCCAACTATCTCCTGGAAATTAACATCGTTGTTCACCGCGTAAAAGTTAACCAATATAAACTCTGCAGCGCGAACTGGCTTCAAATAGATATCTACTCTTAGCTCATTCTGTTCGATAACACTATTAGGGTTATTTCGGTCATCACAAACAATAAGGTAGTCATATACCCCTTCTGTTTGTTTACAGTTTTCGAACATTGGTGTTAGTGTATTAACAACTTTGGTTCTTGTTAAGAACGTATTAGGTTCAAAGATGAAGAATTTCAATGTCTCTCTTGTTCTTTTCTCTAAATCGAGGAACAATCTACGAACGTTAATTCTATCAAATGCCGTAGGTTTACGTTGTAAAGTCTTTTGACCAAATATAACAATCCCTTCACCTGGGAATTGTGTAACAGGATTAATCGCAATCCTATATAATTGATCTCTTTGACGTTGTGTCGGGCTTACTGCAATATCATTTACACCAGTAACAACACCACGATTAAATCCTGCAGGTGCATACCAAGGTGCATATGAAGCATCGTTTCGTGCGTATATTTTCGCAGCAACTCCAGAGAACGGAATCCATACTTGTTTACCGCTGGCACCGTCGCCGACTTTCGCCCAAGTTCCATAAGCTGTAGCATAGTTACTATTAGCAACACCAAATTGATGTCTTAAAGGCCAATATACATGCTTACTAAAGTTTTTATCTTTATCGTCTAATACTTTGCCGTTATTGCCTTGCACTACTAATGGTCTTAAGACATCAGCAATAAAGATATGATCTTTTCTTGTTTGTGCGGCAAATGATTCAAACTTATTAAAAATAGTTCTGTAATTGTCTCTAATTGCTATTTGAGCAGCGCCTGTCATGTTATCGCTAGTTTGATAAAAACCAGTACCACTCCCGTCAACATCAACGTATTTTGTATCATCATATGCACTAAGAGTTTGATTCTTACCAACTGCCCACACTGTTCCTAATCCAGCTTCAACAGATACGTCGATATCAAATAAATCTACATTAGAAGCAATATTAAATACACGATCTAACTTATCAGGTACACTACCGATGTTCTTCGAATCAGAATTAGTGTTGACGTCTGCATATACACCAATTGAATATAATCCAGCTGTTTGGGAATACATGGTCGCCGCCGCTACAGACGCATCAGGAATAACTTTAGCAGCTATAGCTGCATTTGTATTTGTACCCGTTGCCCTTACAAATTTTGTCGGAGCATCTCCATCTGTTGATGTCCAGTCTCCTAAGTCTTTAGAGATTTTTGGATTAATTAAAATTTTAATATTAGGAGACTTATTATCAAGATCTTCAAGGAAAAATGAATTTCTTTCTCCGCCGTTCTCGTTTTGAATTTTTCTATATGAATTAAGTGATCCAGCATATCCTTCTGCGAGGAAATTAGTTAATTCTAAATCAGTATTAGCAAATGGCGTAATTCTGACTTTAAATAGACCTAATGAAATAGTATCGATAAATTGACCACCGTCAAGATCAAATTTAGATACATTTTCTAAAGTCCTACTAGTACTATCTTTATCACTTGTAGATACTGAACTTAATGGAAAAGAATATCTAGATGTTGGTACTGTTGCATAATTACTAGCGTTCTTATGACCAACACTTGTTATGGTGCGAATAGTCTTAATAGTATCATAATCCGAGGCAGGAGATAAGTTACTGTTATCTGTTAGCCCTACGTAATGACCCTCAAAGCTATTATTAATAGATAATTTAGCTTTATTTAAAACAACAATACCAGATGAAGCTATATGAGCTGGTGTTGTATAGGCATTGAGAGCAGTAGTGTCTTCCCATGTAATATTCTCTTCTGCAAGACCTATATACTCCGATCGAGTTAATTCAACATGAAACGGATTTCCAACAATAAAATAGTCATATCCAAGATCAGCATCAATTGCGCATAAATTATCTGCCGATCCTGCAGCTGTAACTGAAGTATCACCAGCTGAAACGACAGCAGATGCTAAAATAATATCAGCTGAGAGACTATCTAATGTAGTTTTCGCAGAACTGGTATCAATGGAGACTATACCACCTGTAGCAGGATAGTCGGCTTGAGCAGAAATAGATGTGTATTTAACGTTATTATCTGCATCTTTTGATACGATTTCAGCAATAAATGGTTGGTTGGTATTCTGTCCAGCACCAATAGCGGCATCACCTTTACCAGTGGTAATTGTAACTTTAGTCGGTGTAGAAACGGCCGGGTCGCGTAGGGTTATGTTGTCTATCAATATTTCATCGGTCGCGGCACCACCGGTTGCATTAACAAAGATTCGCAGCGGCTCAGATCTGGCTGGATTGACTGCAGCAGAGGTTATGGTTACTTCGAAAGATGTCCATAACCCTGTGTTATCAGTCATTGCATCTCCAGTAGCTACAGTAGCACCACCGATTGTAATATAACCATTATTAGTTTTAGAGACCCACCTGTAGTCGAACGCAAGAACATAGTCAGTACTACCGTCAAGCCCACTGACAAAGTCGCCTTGGCTGAGCTCGGCACATTCGTCAGAATCCCCACCAGCTTCAATCTTTAAGCATGACGTATGATCTCCACCGTCGTTATTATTGACAGTGACAGTTGCGGAGCTGGCGGCTGCATCCCAATTACCTCCTGCAGCAAAAGTAGCATTAGCGCCGTCAATTAGCTCCACGAAGGTAGTTCCGGCGGCAATACTGGAAATTCTTGATGTTGCAACACCACGAACAGGATATACTAAAGCACTATATTGATCGACGGCCGTTGCATCACCAGCACCGTATGGTAGTCTAGAGACGAGAATATTAGCGTCGCTAGCAAAAGCTTGCTTTGTGCTATGATAAAAATATCTCTCTGCGGCATTTGTGGGTTGTCCGTAAATCTCTTGAAATTCCGCAAATGTCCCAACATTAAAGATTTCATCTGTTGGGCCTTGATTGGAGAATCCTGCGATAAATACACTTGTTCCTACGGCCGCGCCTGGCCGTTGAGTCATATCAATTTCTCTTATTTCTATGCCTGGTGATTGAATTGTTCGTCTGCTCATAGTAAAAACCTTTACAAGTATTTATTGTTTTCCGGTACCATAATTTAGTTGATTTAGCGAAATAGGCATTATAATATAAATATATGAAGGGCATCATATTAGCTGGCGGTACAGGATCCAGAGTTTATCCTAGTACAAAAACGGTTTCAAAGCAGCTTTTACCAATTTATGATAAGCCTACTATCTATTATCCTCTATCAACTTTAATAAAATTAGGTATAAAGGATATAATGATTATAACAAATGCTCAAGTGTACCCTCATTTGTTACATTTGTTTAATCAAACAGATAAACCACGACCATATCTAGGACTTAATATTACATTTAAAGTACAAATGTCTCCAGCTGGTATAGCAGAGGCATTAATTATTGCTGAAGGCTGGCAAGGTGATGATAATGTATGTTTAATTTTAGGAGATAATATTTTCACTGGTATAAAAAAACCAAAACTCAATGGTAATAAAGCTTGTGTTGTAAGTTATAAAGTTTCAAATCCAACTGATTATGGTGTTATAGAGCTTGATGCAACTGACACAATAGTTTCTATAGAAGAGAAACCGGATGTTCCTGCTAGTAATTTAGCTGTTACAGGTATTTATTTTTATGATAAGACAGCTGGGCAGCGCGCTCGAGGATTAGAGCCATCAGATAGAGGTGAATTAGAAATTACTGATTTAAATAAAAGTTATTTACAAGATAATGTACTAGGTCACAGTAGTTTAAATAGTAATTATGCCTGGTTTGATACTGGGAATCCTGATGAAATGTTTGCGGCTTCCATGTATGTAAAGTCTATACAAGATAGAACTAATACGATGATTGGCTGTATTGAAGGAGAATCATGGAAACAAGGTAATATTAATTATGAGCAATTACGAAAAATTGTTAATAAAATGCCTCATTGCTCTTATAAGACAAATATTGTAATGAGTTATTATTTCGTTTAAATTTTCAAAATGACAATAACTCTCGGACCACTTGCACCGTTGAGAGAAGATATAGATATATCTCAACATGCAGGAGAAAATAAAGCTGATGAAATACAAGCAGCTAATGACCCAGGAGAGCAATATTATTGCAAGAGAGCATTTGATCATCTACAATTAATGGATAATGGTAATATGTTACCATGTTGTCCTTCATGGGTTAATAATTATTCTATCGGTAATATTAATAAACAATCATATGAAGAAATTTGGAATGGACAGCTAGCACAAGATTTTAGACGATCTATATTAGACGGATCCTTTAAATACTGTAATGGAAAATCTTGTCCTCATTTATATAAAAAAGACGGGCCATTATCTAAAAAGGCGAGAAGTAAGGAAGTCCAAAATGATATATTAGAAGGTAACACAATATTAAAACACGGACCACAAGAAATACAATTTTGTTATGATAGGTCTTGTAATTTGTCATGCCCATCTTGTAGAAACGAAGTTTGGATGGCATCGCGTGATCAACGACAAACATATATAAGTATGCAAGAACATTTACAAAATAAATTTTTGAAAAATGCAAAAACTCTTGTTATTACAGGTTCAGGAGATGCCTTTGCAAGTTTTGTATTTCGAACATTTTTACAAACATTACAAAAAGAACAAGCGCCAAAAACAGAACGTATTGTTTTATTAACTAATGGGTTATTGATAAAAAAATATTGGGACACATTAAGTTCGTATG